GGCCAATCGTGCGCCGAGTTTGCGCAGTTTTTTGATGGTATGGGGGGTTGTCATTGTCGTGGGTGATGTTGTGATAATGATTGCGGATGGGTTTGATTATGACTTTACGCGCTGAATTAAAAAAAAAGGCGACACAAACCGCGCTTGCGAAGTTGGTCGGGTGTAGCAAACAGGCAATCAGTAAGCAGTCCGACAAGGGGGTGTTGCCAACTGACGGTACATTGGGCGAATGGTTGATTTGTTATTGCGACCAGTTGCGCACTGAGGCCGCCGGCCGGTCTGGCGAGGACCAGGCGGCGTTGACCAAGGCGCGCACGCGCGAAGCGATCGCCACCGCTCAAACCAAGGAACTGCAATTATACAAAGACAGTGCCGCACTGGTGTCGGCTGACGAGGTGCGAAAAATCGTCGCGGCCTGGGCCACTGCAGGACGTGCCGAGTTTATGAATGCCATTGACAAGCTGGCCGCCGCAATCAAATCGGAACACAACATCACGCTGGACCAGGATGTGATCGATGGTATTTTTGACTCTGCCTTCGGAGCTGTCGCAAGCTACCCGGAAAAATTTAATACCGACACTGATGTTGGCGGGCGCGCGATGGATACCGCCCAGGCGGTTGCCAACGCTTAGCTGGTTGACGGAAAACTATCACTTGCCGGCCGAGGCTGGCGACTTACCGGGGCCATACAATCCGGACTATGTGCCGTCATTATGGGGCATCTTTGCCGCCATTGACGACGACAGCATTTCGCTGGTTGCGACAATGAAGGCGGCACAAATCGGCTGGACCTTTGGCCTGATCGGTTACCTGGGCAAAGTGATCGACCAGCGACCGACGCGCATTATTATGCTGTTTCCGAAGGACGGCGCGGCGCGCGAATTTTCCGACGAGAAGTTTACGCCAGCGGTAAAAGCAACGCCGGTGATGCGTGAGAAAATCGACGTATCGACCAGCCGCAGGGGCGGAAACCGCGTGCTGTTCAAGAAGTTCGACGGCGGTTTTTTGAAAATGCTCGGGTCGAACTCGATCAGCAACGTGAAGTCAACGCCGGCCGAGCTGGTGATTGTCGAAGAGCCCGACGACACCAACGAAAACGTCAAGGAACAGGGCGACGCCATCCGCTTGTCGCGCGAACGTTTGAAGCGCTCCCGCCATGGCAAACAGATACTCGGCGGCACGCCGGGGGTCAAGGGTTTGTCTCGGGTGGAAGAGCACCTCGAGCTGTCGGACCAGCGCGTGTTGCCAATCGCGTGCCACGAATGTGGCGAAAAGCATGTGCTTGATTGGGAAAATGTCACCTGGCACCGCGCCGAAGGTGGCACGCCGCATGTGGTCTACGGGCTCAACCTGCCCGAAACTTCAGCCTATGCTTGCCCGCATTGCGGCAGCGCTTGGGATGATTGGCAGCGGCAGCAAAACATCGTCAACACGGTCAAGTCTGCGGCCGCAGCCGGCGATCCGTTGTATGGCTGGCGCCCAACGGTGGACAATGCGCCGCCCGATGTGGCCGGATTCAAGGAATTGAACGAGCTCTATGTGTGCATACCAGGCACCAGCCTGGCGGATGTCGTGCGCGATTATCTTGAAGCGCTGCACGAAGTTGAAAAAGGCGACCAGTCGGCGCTGATCGTATTTACAAACAGCAAGCTGGCCAGGGCCTACGAATACAAAAGCAACGCGCCCGAAGTCGACGAGCTGGCCGGGCGCGCCGAGGATTATGACGAGCTCGTTGTGCCCGAACGGGCGCTGGTACTCACCGCCGGCGTCGACGTGCAGCATGACCGCCTTGCGGTCACGATATGGGCCTGGGGGCCGGACGAGGAAAGTTGGTTAATTTATTGGGGCGAGCTCGCCGCCAAAGTCTCGACCACCGACAGTACCGACCCGGTGTGGAGTGAGCTCGATAAATTATTATTCACGCCGCGCCAGCACATCGCCGGATTTTATGTCGGCATGAGCGCGGTGTCGATTGATTCCGGCGATGGCGGCACCAGCGACCAGGTTTATACCTGGGCGCGGCCACGAATACGCAAGGGCGTCATGGCCACCAAGGGTGCGTCAGTTAATGCCTTTGATCGGGAGATATACACCCGGCCCAAAGAGGTCGACTACAAAACAAAAACCAAGGCGAGCAAGCACGGCGTCAAGGTATATGTCATCGGCACACACAAAGCCAAGGACCTACTGATCGGTGACCGCGGCCGCATCACGCTGATCGGCACCGGGCCTGGGCGTATGCACTGGTATGAAAACGTGCGCGCCGATTTTTATGAGCAGCTCACCTCGGAAGTCAAAGCACCGGCCAGGCGGCTGCGCGGCAAAATGGTGTGGCAATTAAAAACCGGCGTGCGCAACGAGGCGCTCGACTGCACCGTCGGCGCGAACCATGCCGCGCGCAGCATCAAGCTGCATGTGATGAACAAGGCCTGGTGGGAGGCGCTTCGGGCCAAGCTGGCGCAAGCTGATTTGTTTAACCAGCCGACGGATGGCGCCGGGGGCGCGCCACCCACGGAGAAACGCACAAGCAAAAGCCACGCGGCAAAATCGCGCGGGGGTTTTGCTAACAGATGGCGCAAATAGAAAAGCAAATTTTTTAACCTAAAAACACGCGAGGTGACGACATGTTGTTGAAAAGAATCTACGACCATAGCGGTGATACGCCGAAACTGGACCACGTCAAAGTACTACGGGCAAAGGAAGGGGCGCAAAATTTCTCGACGCGCTTTGTTCAAAATGGCCAGGCGGATGGCCTGGTGAGTGTGAGCGATGGCCAGATTACCTTGCACACCCAGCCTGAGTTGACTTTCGACATCGTGCGTGTGCCGGGCTATTACTGTTGCTATTGCAATCAGCCGATGAGTGATGGCGCAGCAGCGCGGGCACACATCGCCGAGGAACACGACGGCGAGTCGCCCGACTCGAACAACCCGGCGGGGTATCGCAAGGATAATTTTTACGCCTGCGAGCGGGCGGGTTAAACCGGCAGAATAGATACCACCTATACGGAACGGAAAAAATAATTCAACGAAGAGGGCTACGCTATGGCAGATCAAATTTTCAACATCGCACTGGGCCGCATGGCCGAACTTTATAATCGGGTCGATCTTAATGACCCGACCAATGCCGCGCTGATTATCGTTATATTGGCAACCGCTGGCATCGAAACCGACGCCGTGCTGAAAGACAAGGACGACCTCGCGGCCGTTGTTGCTGGCACGACCAACGAAGTCACCAACACCGGCTATGCGCGAAAAACGCTGACCGATACTGACCTGGTTGCCTTTGCGCCGGACGATACCAACGACCGCGTGGACCTCGATATCCCCGATCAAACCTGGACAGGCGTCGCGGCGGGCGACGGTTGGAATGACTTTATCGTGTGCTATGACAGCGACACAACAGGTGGCACCGACGCCAACATCGTACCTGGCACCATGCACGATTTTGTCGTAACGCCGGACGGTTCGGACATCACGGCGCAGATTGCGACGGCTGGTTTTTATCGCGCAAGCTAAAAAAATTCAACTGGGGATCAAAATGTCAGACGCACTGCACCGAACGACAAAGGTACTTTTCGTCAGTGTCAACACGCCGGATTATCCAACAGCCACATACATTATCAACCCGGATTTGTCCGCAGTTACAGGCTGGGCCAATAAGTATTGGGAAATAACCGGCGATGTAGTGACATTGATGGATGCTGCCGCGCGGGATGCTGTTGATGCTGCGATAGCTGCACAGCTTATTACAGACACGCATGCAGAATTAACTAACGAAGTTGACGGCGCTTTGCCTTTGGGCGTTGATATTCGGGCCTTGCTGCAAAACGCCAATCGGCGATCGAATTACATTATCAATCGTTTAGTCGAAATGCAAAATCGTGTCCAAGCAATGTTGGATTCAACTGGCGGAGTTGCAAACATGCGAGTGGATGGTTTAGCTGTTCCAATTTCACCAACAACAACACGTCCGTTGCCTGAAGCGATACAGGCTTACAAAGACGATATTAGCGCGGGGTTGGCAAACTAATGGCAAGCGGAGATACAATTGCTGGAATCATTCGGGAAATGCCGCCGTCAGGCAGTAATATGGCTACCATTGATATTTTGGCGAGTACTATTCCTGTTTATGATTTTGACGATACGACAAGCGAAACAATGGCGTTTCTTTGTCAAATGTCTGGGCAGTATAATGGCACATCTTCTATTGATGTTATTATTCCCTGGAAATTCTCAACGTATGTTGGATCGCAGACTTGTGATTGGGAAGCAAAATTTTATCGGTTGCAAGATGATGTTGATACCGCTGATTCAATCAGTTACGCAGCAGCGCGAACCGTTTTAGATACCGAGGCAAATGCAACCGGTGAACTATCGTATGCCACAATAACATTCACAAATGCACAAGCCGATGGAGTGCAACCGGGAGAATTATTTATCCTTGGAATAACACGGGATGCCACAGGCGGAACGGCCAGCCCCGGTGATGCTGAAATGTTGGTTCCATTAATTCAAGAGAGTTAAAAAATGGCGCGTTTATTTAACGACGCGGCCAGCCATAGTTTACTTTATTCAGGGGCGGTTGTATCAGCAGCGCCTTGTACGTTTGCATCGTGGATGCGCACAAATGACTTGGGTGTAAGTCAAACTATCGTAAGTGTTGGCGATTCTAGCAAGACCAACAATTACAAACGCCTAAGTTGGTCGCAAGGTCAAAACGCTATAATTGCACAAGAAGCGGCGGGGGGTTCAGTGTTTGCAGCAACGACCGCCGCTGCAACTGCAAACACGTGGCATCATGCCGTCGCTGCATTTGACTCGTCGAGTCCCTATCAAATAGCATGGCTAGATGGCGGCAACAAAGGTACAAGTACTTCTGACAAAACTCCGTCAGGAATAGATCAAACGGGAATCGGTGCGTGGGCACGCGGCTCACCCACTCAATACTTCAGCGGTGATCTTGCAGAAGCAGCAATTTGGAATGTCGTATTAACCGATGCCGAAGTTGCAATGCTTGCACTTGGTTTATGCCCGTTGTTTGTTAGACCGGCTAATTTAGTTGGCTATTGGCCGATTATTGGTAGATATTCGCCTGAGATTGATCTTGTTGGCGGGTTTGATATGACGGTGACTGGTGCGACAGTTTCCAATCATCCGAGAATTATCCGACCGTCGGCACAGATATTTCAATTTCCATCGGTCGTTACTGGCATAAGCGCCGCCGTCAGCCAGGTCACCGAAACCGACCTGGCGCAAGCGTTAACAAAGTCAAAAAACAAGGCGCTCGGCCAGAACACCGAGACAGACCTGGCGCAAGCGCTGACGGCGGGCAAGGCCGCGGCGCTCGGCCAGAACACCGAGACAGACCTGGCGCAAGCGCTGACGGCGGGCAAGGCCGCCACGGTCAACCAAGTCACTGAGACAGACCTC